CTTCAATGGGAGCAGGAGCATCTGAAAGAGGGTAGATATACTCTCGATATGGTTAAGATTGACAGAAAAGTCAGAGAGGTAATTAGCCAGATTAAACTTGCAGAAGCAGAAAAAGCTGATGCACAGAATAAAATAGACGCTGCAGCCCCTCAAGTTTCAGTAGCTACTTAATAAAAAAGCTACATCGTTGAATAAACCACATTCACATTACAGGCTCTCTTGCACTCTATTAAAATGTAGTATATAGTTTTATTACTATACAAAATTGTTTATGTAGACGCGTATAGTCGACGGCCTAGAGACTACATAAACGGAAACTAGGAGGATAATACTATGGCACAAACTACATTTTCAGGACCAGTAAAATCTCAAAGAGGATTTGTTACTGCAGGACCTGATTCGATTGTAAACATTACATCGGAAACTACTTTAACTTTTGCTGCTCACGCAGGTAAAGTTATTAAAGTTAATGATGCAGATGGAGCAATTACACTTCCAACAATCAAAGCGGATAGCAAAGGTGGAACAGCTGGAGACAATGACCCTAACGTGGACAACCACTTAGGTGCAGTCTACAAATTTTTTGTAGGCACAGATTCAACTGATTGCGATATTAAAACAGACGGAACTGACAAATTTGTTGGTCACGCAACTGTTGTAAACGTAGCAGATGGAACTAACAGCACATTTGCACCAGCATCATCTAACGATGTTATTAGCATGAATGGTGGAACTACAGGTGGCGACAAAGGTAGTACAGTTACTATCACGGCACTTGAAGACAATGTATATTTAGTAGAAGCTGTGTTGATCGGTACAGGTACTGAAGCAACACCTTTTGCAGATAGTTAATAATTAACTCGGGGCGCCTGGTAATGCAGGCGTCCTTTAAAAGGAGGACAAAAATATGGCAGACACAGTATTAAATACAACTGTATTTGACGGAGCAAAAAAACTAATTACACATTTTAACGTGGTTTCAGATGGAACAGGAAGTACAACTAAAATAGTTGATGTTTCTGGTTTAAACTCAAACAATGGTAAAACTTGTAAAACTGTAAGATTAAATAAAGTTAGCTTTAATGTTTCAGTAACAGCACCAGTTGATGCAATTCGTATGCAATGGGACGCAACAACAGATGTTGTATTTCAAACTTTAGCAGGTGAAATGGAATATGATTATTCATCTTTTGGTGGATTAAAAAATACTGAAGCTTCTGGTTTTACAGGAGATGTAAATATAGTTTTACCAGCTTGCTCAAATGGAGATACAGGTACAATTGTTTGTGAATGGATTAAAGTTTACGAATCGTAGGAGTTTAAATGGCTAATACTACTTCGGGAACAGCAACGTTTGATAAAACTTTTGCTATTGATGAAATAGTAGAAGAAGCTTTTGAACGTATTGGATTAACAAATGTTGCAGGTTATCAACTCAAATCTGCAAGACGATCTTTAAATATATTACTTCAAGAATGGGGTAATAGAGGTATTCATTATTGGGAAATAGATGAGCTTGATCTTGATTTAATTGAAGGACAAGCGGAGTATAAATTTTTTAGATCTAGTGATGATGGCACAAGTGCTACTTCAAATCCAAATGGCGTTTACGGTATATCAGATATTCTTGAAGCACAATTAAGATCTAATAGAACACAAACAACTCAATCGGATAGTCCTATGACTAAAGTTGATAGATCAACTTATGGAGGTTTTTCAAATAAACTTTCTAAAGGAACACCTAATCAATACTTTGTGCAAAGATTTATAGATCATGTTAGTATTCAAATTTATCCAACACCAGATTCTACAAATGCATCAAAAGACATGCATTTTTATTATATAAAAAGAATACAAGATGCAGGAGATTATACAAATGCATCTGATGTGCCATTTAGATTTATTCCTTGTATGGTATCAGGACTAGCGTATTATCTTGCACAAAAATACAATCCACAATTAATTCAACCTATGAAACTAGTTTATGAAGATGAATTTGCTAGAGCTTTAGCTGAAGATGGTTCGGCCTCTAGCACTTATATAACACCAAAAGTATACTACCCAGGAGCATAATTATGGACGAAAAAAAATTTATGGAACTTGTAGAAAGACTTATGGAAGCAGGTTTTACTCAAGAAGAAGCAATTGAAGAAGCTAGAGAAAGACTTTCTAAAGACATGAACGCTAAAGGTGGTAGAGTAGACAAACCTCTAGGACCTGGTGGTAAAAAGAAAAAACAAAAGAAAAAGAAAAAAAGTAAAAAATAATGCCAAAATACGCAACAGGAAAATACGCAAAAGCAATATCAGACAGATCTGGGTTAGAGTTTCCATACAGGGAAATGGTTAGAGAATGGAATGGATCTTTTGTACATGTATCTGAGTTTGAGCCAAAACAACCACAATTAGAACCAAGACCTTCATCAGCAGATGCAATATCTATTAGAAATGTTAGAGTTGATAGAATAGAACCTGCTGTTGCGGCTATGTTAGGTAATAACCCTTTTTCTATTACGTCAGGCTCTCAAACAATTACGGTTACAGAAAATAATCATGGAAGAACTACAGGGGACACGGTAAGATTTAGAAATGTACAAGGAAGTCCTGGTGGTGTTGCTTTTTCTACCTATGAAAACTCTTCAGGATTTAGTATAACGGTTACAACAACAGACAAATACACTTTTAGTTTAGGGACAACTCCAAGTGTAACAGAGGAAGGAGGAGGGCCAACTGTATCCGCAGGACCAGTTAGTCCATCAGCATAATGGCAGGATTAAGTGCATCAGGATTAAAAACACAAATTAGAAGTTACACTGAAACAGATTCAAATGTTTTAACAGACGCTGTTTTAGAAAATATTATTTTAAATGCACAATATAGAATTTTTAGAGATGTGCCTATCGATGCAGATAGAAAACAACAATTAGGTAATTTAGTTGCAGGACAAGAATCTATTAATGCTCCAGCAGGAGCATTATTTATAAGAGGTATACAAGTTTACGACACTGCAGGGTCAGAAACTACAGGAGCTAATAGATGGTTAGAGAAAAAAGACTACACATACTTACAAGAGTATCAAGATGTAACAGGCACGTCAGCAGCCCAAGGTCAACCTAAATATTATGCTATGTTTGGTGGTGGTACAGGAGAGACTGATACAACATCTGGACGTATAGCTTTTGCTCCAGTTCCTAATACAACATATAGATTTAGAGTGCATTTTAATAAAATGCCTGATCTTTTAGAGGGTGATAATACTAATTATATTAGTATGAATTTCTCAAATGGCTTATTATATTGCTGTTTATCAGAGGCATATGGATTCTTAAAAGGTCCAGTAGATATGTTGACTTTATACGAAAATAAATATAAACAAGAGGTACAGAAGTTTGCAATTGAGCAAACAGGTAGAAGAAGACGAGATGATTACACTGACGGAGCTGTCAGATTTAAAATTGAGTCGTCTTCACCGTAATAGGAGATAAGTTATGGCAATATCATCAGCAATATGTTCAAGCTTTAAACAAGAGCTTTTACAAGGCAAACATAGTTTTGAATCTTCAGGTGGACACACTTTTAAGATTGCATTATTTACAAGTTCAGCATCTTTAGGTGCATCGACAACAGATTATTCAACATCGAATGAAATATCAAACACATCTGGATCTGCATATAGTGCAGGTGGAGCGACTCTTACAAACTCTGGTGTGTCTTTATCTTCAACAACAGCTTTCACAGATTTTTCAGATGTAACTTATACATCTGCTTCTTTCACTGCAAATGGTGCATTAATTTATAATACAACAACAGATGGTGGTTCAGGCACAACTGATGCTGTTTGTGTAATTGCATTCGGTGGTGATAAAACAGCTAGTAATGGAACTTTTAAAATTGAGTTTCCAACAGCAGACGCAAGTAACGCGATCATCAGATTAGCATAGGAGGCCGACCATGTCGGTATCTTCAGGATGGGGCCGATTAACCTGGGATCAGGCTAATTGGAACGAAGCCGTAACTTTAAAAGTAGGTTGGGGTGCACAAGCCTGGAACGATGGTGAGTGGGGCGAACTCAAAGACGTAACAATATTTCCAACAGGTTTATCTATAACATCTAGTGTTGGTTCGATTGACGTACCTGATATTATAATTACACCAACAGGACAATCTATTACATCATCACAAGGTGAAGCTTTTGTTCCAGTTGTAGTAGAGGGAATATCAGCAACTTTTTCAGTTGGTGCAATATCTATTGTAGATATGCAGGTAGGATTAACTGGTCAGTCTGCAACAACTTCTGTTGGATCTTTGACCGTTAATGATATGACGATTGGCTTAACAGGTCAATCTTTTACCGCAAGCCAAGGAACAGCAAAAGCACCAAATGAAACAGCTATACTTTCTGGTGTATCAATTACATCGGCACAAGGAACTGCACAAGGTATTTCCTCACAGGAAGCACAACTAACGGGAGTATCTTTTACTGCTAGTGTTGGTAGTGTTACAATACCAAATGATGTAGTTCAAATATCAGGTGTTTCAGCTACATTTAGTTTAGGATCTATAGTTGGATTAGGGGGCGCTCTTGCTCAACCAACTGGTCAATCAGCTACAACAAGTGTTGGATCTTTAACAGTAGAAGAAGGACTAGGATTAACAGGTCAATCGTTTACTGCTAGTGTTGGCTCTGTATCTTTAACTGACATCATTATTGGATTAGATAGTTTTTCAATAACATCCAGTGTGGGAACCGTAGATATCTTCGCATACGGTGATGTTGACACTGGTTCAAACATATCATATAGTGACGTTTCGACGGGTTCGAATGATACATATTCGGATGTTGCAACTGGATCAAATACAAGTTATAGTGACGCTGCATAGGAGATAAAATATGGCATCAACATACACACCATTAGGTGTAGAACTTCAAGCAACTGGTGAAAATGCCGGTACATGGGGTACTAAAACTAATACTAATTTACAAATTTTAGAACAAATATCTGGTGGATTTACACAACAAGCATTAACAAGTGGTGGCACAGTTAATTTATCTGTTTCTGATGGATCAACAGGTGCAACTTTATCTCACAGAATGATTGAGTTTACCGGATCATTATCTGGTAATGCAGTTGTTACGATACCTTTAGATGTACAAACTTTTTATATTTTAAGAAATTCTAGCTCTGGAGCTTACACGGTGCAATTTAAATATGTAACTGGATCAGGAGATTCTTTTACTTTTTCAGCAACAAACAAAGGCGATAAAGTAGTTTTTGCATCAGCTAATGATGGCACAAATCCGGATATTATTTCTGTTAACACAGGTATTGCAGATGTTGTCTCTGATACTTCACCACAATTAGGCGCTGATCTAGACACTAATAGTTTTAATATAGCATTTGATGATGCACATGGAATCAATGATGAAAATGGTAACGAACAAATAATATTTCAAACAACTAGTTCAGCAGTTAATCAACTTGATGTAACTAACGCTGCAACGGGTAATCCACCTAAAATATCAGCAACAGGTGGTGATACAAATATTGATTTAGATTTAGAAGCAAAAGGAACAGGTCATTTAACTGTTAGAGGTAATGATAATGCCGGTGCTATACAATTAAATTGTGAATCTAATTCACATGGTCAAATAATAAAATCTCAACCACACTCAGCAGGTGTTACAAATGAAATGTTACTACCTGCAGGATCAAGCTCAACTTTAGTATCTTTAGTATCTACAGATACACTTACTAATAAGACTTTAACAGCTCCAAAGATTGCAGATGCAGGTTTTATTGCAGATGCAAATGGAAACGAACAAATTATATTTCAAACAACATCTTCAGCAGTAAA